AGGTCTTGCCGTGGTCGACGTGGCCCATGACGGTGATCACCGGAGGTCGCGGTTGCAGATCCTCCTCCTCTTCGTCCTCCTCCTGCTCTCCGAAACGCCCTTGCGCGTTGTCGTACCATGAAAACCTCCCAAAGAAGTAAACATCGCTCGCTTATCCCCACCAGTCACGCGATGGTTAATGACTGGCAGTTGTCGGGTAACGGTGGCACTCGAATCACCCAAACTTATAGGTAAACGCTCAGTTTGTAGATCCCGAACGCGACCTGGGTGGACAAGCTGCAAAGCAGCCTCACTCCAAGGGTCCCCATAAGTGCGATATGAGTAATCAAGTATACCTGTCGTGTGCGTACGAAAGGGACTGCCCAAAATCTTCTGACCCCGCACATGAGCATCCCATTGCAATTCCTGCGATTGACCACGCTGACCAACCTGGTATGCCCGCTCAGGGACAGCCCAAGGTGTATCGACGCTAAAGCCAAACGCTAACGGAATTTCGCCATTTAAAGGCGCTGTAATCAACGTCTCTAAACTCGTTATCGCCCCGAAGGTGAGTAACGATGCGGCACCAGTGGCGAATCGACTCGCAAAGCCTAGTGAAAAGAAACCGTCATCGCCGATCAAGACGGCTTGCTCGAACTGCGGATCCATAACAGACCTCCTTGACCCCGAAACGTGACGCCCTAGGCACACTGGTCAGGTCGCCAACCGCTTAAGGTCCTTAGGGACCCCCATGGATACTGAAACTGAAACATCAGTATCACGTGGGAAGGGGATCACACATTCAACAACAATCTTTACCGGACCAACCGGTGGAATTGCCTGCTGTTGGAAAAATTGCCTTACGGATGACGCTACCGCGTCCAAAACCGCCGACCGCAAAGTGGAATTTAACATATGACCCGCCTTAAAGGAACTAGGACACGCGAAGGATAGTGAGCATCTGCTGAAAGACTTTGGTGGTCAAAAGACCATCAACAGCAACTTTGCCCCACTCGTACTTTCCGCACAAGGCAGCACGAACAGCGTCAAGAACCGAACGACGGTTCTCTAAAATCGCAACGATTGCGCTCTCCATGCATGCATCCTTCTCCAACAACCATTTACACGCCAAGTTGAATGATGGGTGAGTTGACGCGTTTTCTAGCTGCTGGAGCCAACGATAGGAATCGAACGATTTATCCCACCTGCGGTTTACGTCCTCATATGACATCATACCATTAAGGACACGCATAAGGGGTCGAACCCCAACGTAGGTCCCGTTAACCTTAAAATCACGTGAGTGCACATTCTGGAGAAACTGCACTTCTGACGTGGAAACGAGACTCTTTTCCACAGATAAGACCA